GAGGGCACTCAATTGAAAGCACTGGAACTGATGGGACGTGCAGTCGGTATGTTCACTGACAAAGTAGAGACCAAAGTGGAAGAGATCAACACTGAAAAACTGAAAGAGGAACTCAAGTCGCATCTCACACTGCTAGAGAACGTAGCACCGATAAGGAAACGCAGTGCCTAGGTTAGGCAACGTACAACATTGTCAGTGATTGATTGATGACGAGATGCATTCGTTGTTAGTTGATCACTGACTCCGTTTACACAGCGTCACATCACGTTGTAGCGCCATCCGTGACCCCCACCCACCCGGCACCCCCCTGCGAGCGCTTGACCACCCCCTCCTGCCCATACGCTGTAATCCTCTCATCCCACCACCCCTCCCCATTGTTTATTTATTTAGGGACACCACAACGTTCGCATCTAGGAATCGACCCCCTAACTTTTTCTATCGTCTCACCCCCGGGGGGTATATATAAATTTTTGTATAAATTTTAGAGAGTGTGTAAACACATTTGACAGGAACATAAGTTCGTGTTTAAACTTGCTTGCCGTGAAACATTCCGTGAAACAAAAGAGGTAAGCGTGAACTTAGGACAGTACATATCGGACTTGATCCGTTTATCCAACGAGGTACAGAAGGTGTCTGCTAGCACCAATGACCCACAGAAGATCTATCACTTGGCACTAGAAGCCAAGGAAGCGGCTGGATTGATTCAGGCATGGGCATCCAGAGAGATGGCTGGAAGAGAACAACAATGAGAAGTCCCGCAGGGACGTATCATGGAGCGAAGCGAAATGACTGAGAGACAGAAGTTGGTTCTGGAGTTTATTAAGACCTACTGGGATATGAAGGGTCACGCCCCATCCATGCAGGATATCGCTACCGGACTGAATATGAAGAGTCGGTCAAACATCCATAGGATCATCCATGACCTAAGGAAGAACGGGTACCTAAGGTTAAAGCCAACACAAGCACGAACACTGAAGGTTATGGATCGTTCGGTACAGGAGGCTGTTAGCCTGTGATTCTTACCCGGGACGAAATTAAGAAGTATCTGACCCTGTTAGATACCTTACCCGAGGGTTCTCCTGAGGTTGAAAAGATCAATACCCTGCTTCAGGTGGATAAGCGGGAGCGGTGTAAGTTGCACTTCATGCCGTTCGTGCGGCAGATGTGGTCGGCCTTTATCCCCGGAAAACATCACACCATCATGGCAGAAGCATTTGAGCGGGTGGCTAGGGGAGAACTTAAGAGACTGATCATCAATATGCCGCCCCGGCACACCAAGTCTGAGTTTGCTTCCTATCTGTTCCCGTCATGGTTCCTAGGTCTATACCCCGAAAAGAAGATTATCCAGACGGCACACACTGCCGAACTTGCGGTAGGTTTTGGACGTAAGGTAAGAAACCTAGTAAATACCCCCGAGTATCAGGAGATATTCCCAACCAAGTTATCTGCCGACTCCAAAGCCGCTGGACGATGGAATACGCACAAAGGAGGCGACTACTTCGCTATCGGTGTAGGCGGTGCGGTAACCGGTAAAGGTGCCGATGTCCTGATTATTGATGACCCCCATTCAGAGCAAGAAGCCATGCAGGGCAACCCTCAGGTCTATGAGCGGGTCTTTGAGTGGTACAACTCAGGCCCTCGTCAGCGTCTCCAGCCGGGGGGAAGTATTGTCATTGTGATGACCCGATGGTCTAAGAAGGACTTAACTGGTCAAATTTTGAGCACTGCCGCCAAGAAAGAACTTGACGAATGGGAAGTCATAGAACTCCCTGCACTCTTGCCCTCCAACAAACCCCTGTGGCCTGAGTTCTGGAAGCAAGAAGAACTAGAAGCCATCAAGGCTGAACTTCCGGTGGGGAAATGGGAAGCCCAGTACCAGCAAAACCCAACCTCGGAAGAAGGCGCAATCATCAAGCGGGATATGTGGGAGATATGGGACGGGGACAGACCCCCACAGGTGGACTACATCATTCAGTCTTGGGATACCGCTTTTGAGAAAAACAACCGGTCTGACTACTCGGCCTGCACGACTTGGGGTGTTTTCTACCGAGAGGTAGATGGGGTCGAGGTTGCAAATATTATTGTTTTGGATGCTTACAAAGAAAGGCTTGAGTTCCCCGAACTCAAAAAGCAAGCCTACGAAATGTGGAAGGACTGGAACCCTGACACCCTGATTGTTGAGAAAAAGGCAGCAGGGGCACCTTTGATTTATGAATTAAGAAGGATGGGAATTCCGATCTCGGAGTACACACCAAGCAAAGGCTCGGATAAGATAGCCCGTGTAAACGCTATATCAGATCTTTTTGCATCCGGAATGGTGTGGAGACCTGAAAAGAAATGGGCTGATGAATTGGTTGAGGAGATGGCTTCCTTTCCGAACGGAGACCATGACGACCTAGTTGACAGTACAAGTCAGGCTTTGTTGAGGTTTCGTCAGGGTGGATTTATTCAATTGTCCTCAGATGAGGAAGACAAGATGTTTGTGCCCCGAAAAGCGGCATATTACTAAAGGGATTTGATAATGGAAAAATCACTGTACCAAGCGCCGCAGGGACTGACACAGTTCTCCCCTGAGCAAGAGGGCATCGAGATTGAGATCGATATTGAAAAGGAAGAAGGCGAAGAGCCTGCCGTCGAGATAGAGATTAAAGAAACCGGCTTTGATGCCAACCTCGCAGAAGAAATGAACGAGGGAGACCTTCAGGCCATATCGGAAGAAATCCTAGATTTAATCAAGACGGACATCAATTCCCGCAAGGAGTGGGAAAGAACCTACAAAGAGGGCATAGACCTGCTCGGTTTAAACATCGAGGAAAGGACTGAGCCTTGGGATGGGGCCTGCGGTGTCTACCACCCAATCCTCTCAGAATCAGTAGTCAAGTTCCAAGCAGAGACGATCCTTGAGACCTTCCCAGCATCTGGGCCGGTCAAGACCAAGATTATCGGAAAAATCACCCGGGATAAGGAAGAAGCAGCCGCCCGGGTTCAGGATGACATGAACTATGAACTCACCGAAAAGATGGTTGAGTACAGAAGTGAGCATGAAAGACTGCTATGGAACCTGCCAATCTCGGGTTCGGCCTTCAAAAAGGTCTACTTTGACCCGACGATGGGTCGTCAAGTCGCAGTGTTTATACCGGCTGAGGACGTAATTGTGCCTTATGGTGCGTCTGATTTATTCTCCACCCCCAGAATTACGCATCGTATGCGTAAAAACCCTAACCAGTTGCGAAAACTTCAGGTTGCTGGGTTCTACCGGGACATCGAATTACCGGCACCAGATAGAAATACTACCGAAATTGAAAAGAAAAAGGACGAAGAAATCGGTGTAAACGTCATTGATGATGACCGCTACCTGATTTATGAAGTCCATTTGGACTACGATCTACCCGGATATGAAGACCCGGATGAGATTGCGCTACCTTATGTAATCACAATGGACTCTTCGGGCGAGATTTTGGCGATCCGAAGGAACTATCTGGAGGATGACCCCCTGCGTGAGAAGCGGATGCACTTCACGCACTATGTCTACATCCCCGGATTTGGGTTCTACGGCTTTGGGCTTATTCACTTGGTCGGCGGCTTTGCAAAAAGTGCGACATCTATCCTTCGACAACTCGTTGACGCAGGTACTCTTTCAAACCTACCCGGAGGGTTTAAGTCCAAAGACCTACGTGTAAAGGGAGACGACACCCCTATCGCTCCGGGCGAGTGGCGAGATGTCGATGTAACGGGTATGACAATCAAGGATTCGATTGTTCCCCTCCCCTATAAGGAACCTAGCCGTACCCTGTACGAGTTATTGAACACAATCGTGACCGAAGGGCGCAAGTTTGCCTCCGTGGCAGACCTAAAGGTTGGGGATATGTCCAACCAAGCCCCGGTTGGCACGACTCTTGCAATCCTTGAGCGCACCCTAAAGGTCATGAGCGCTGTTCAGGCCCGGGTTCACTCGGCAATGAAGCACGAGTTTAAACTCATTGCAGGCATTGTTAAGGACTACACTCCGGAAATCTATGATTACGAGGTAGAAAACGCCCCGCAACGGGCAAAACAATCGGATTACGACATGGTGGAGATCATCCCCGTGTCCGATCCGAACGCCTCGACGATGGCACAACGGGTTGTTCAGTACCAAGCCGCCCTGCAACTGGCCTCATCAGCCCCGAATATCTACGATCTGCCACAACTCCACCGGCAAATGCTGGAAGTTCTGGGAATTAAGAACGTTCAAAAGATTATTCCGATTGAGGAAGACCAAAAACCGGAAGATCCAATCTCGGAAAACATGGCTGTCATGACCGGAAAGCCAGTAAAAGCCTTCCTTTATCAGGATCACGAGGCACATATTAGGGTTCATACTAATGCCGCCCAAGATCCCAAGATTCAGAAGATTATTGGTCAAAGCCCCAACGCTAGCGCAATACAGGGGGCATTAATGGCTCACATTGCCGAGCACGTTGCCTTCCAGTACCGGGTTGAGATTGAGAAAATGCTTGGTGTTCCCCTTCCCCCAGAGGACGAGCACCTCCCAGAGGACATCGAGGTCGAACTCTCCCGTGCGGTTGCGGCGGCAAGCGACAAACTGCTCCAAAAGGATCAGGCAGAGGCCCAAGCCCAGCAGGCACAAGCACTTCAGCAAGACCCGGTTGTGCAGATGCAACAAAGAGAACTCGCCATCAAAGAAGCCGATGCTCAGCGCAAGGCAATCAAGGATCAGGTCGATGCAACTCTCAAAGAAAGAGACATCATGCTTCGGGACGAGCGGGAGCGTATGCGGATTGAGTCTCAAGAACAGATTGCCGGTGCCCAGATTGGAGCCAAGGCAGCAGAGACTTCAATAAAAGAAGAGATTGAAGGAGCAAAAATAGGAGAAAGAATTGGGGCTAAGAGAATATCTGGTCAGTGAGATTAAGAAAGAACAAGAGGCGTTGAAGGAGCGGTTGGCCTTCAACCCTGTTGAGGACTTCCTTACCTATAAGGAGACGGTAGGGGAGATACGTGGACTACAAAGAGTCGTAAGACTATTAGAGGATTTGCCAGATGACTGATACGTTTAAACTGCCTGAACCAAAGGGCTACAAAATCCTGATTGCCATCCCTAAAAAAGATGAGACTTTCAAGGGAACTCAAATTGTCCTGCCAGAGGACTCAAGAAAGAAGGAGGAAACGGCTTCCATCATAGGTTTGGTAGTAAAGATGGGGTCGCTCGCCTTTAAAGATGAAGACAAATTCCCAGACGGGCCTTGGTGCCAAGAGGGGGACTTCATCATGATGAGGGCATATTCCGGAACTCGTTTTAAGGTCTCAACCCCCGAGGGAGACCAAGAGTTTCGCCTAATCAATGACGACACAGTTGAGGCCGTCGTTGCCGATCCACGGGTAGTTACCCGCATTTAAGGAGTAAGAAATGGCTGAAGAACAACAGCAGATGGAAATAGAAGTAGAAGCGCCAGAGATAGAGATTATTGACGATACCCCAGTAGAAGACCGAGGGAAAACTCCTAAGGGTGAAGTCGATGTCTCCGATGACGAGATTTCCCAATATTCGGAAAACGTCCAAAAGAGAATTAAGGATCTGCGCCGTGCTTACCACGACGAGCGTCGGGTCAAAGATCAGGCTTTGCGGGAACAGCAAGAGGCTATTGCCTACGCAAAGTCTATAGCCCAAAAGAATCAAGAGTTACAGGAACGGCTTGCCCGGGGCGAAAAGTATTTGGTGGAGACCAGCAAGGCCAAAAACGAGGCCATGCTCTCCCAAGCCGAGCGGGAATACAAAGAAGCCTACGAGGCAGGGGACTCAGAGAAGTTGGTTGCCGCCCAAAGGAAAATGTCTGAAATCGTTGTAGAAAAGCGGGAGGTAGAAAATTATCGTCCAGCCCCTTTACAAACGGAAAGATATGAGGTAGAACAGCAAATACCGAGGGTTGTCCCTGATGATCGCACCCGTCAGTGGGTTTCTCAAAACGAATGGTTTGAGAGCGACCCGGTAATGAGAGGTGCTGCCTTTGGTATCCATGACGAACTCGTCAAGTCAGGATACGTCGCAGGATCTGACGCATACTTCGAGCAAGTAGATGCTCGCATTCGGGAGAACTTCCCGCATAAATTCAGGGTAAATAAACCTGCCTCAAACGTTGTTGCTCCTGCCTCTAGAAGCGCATCGGGATCTAAAAAGATCACCCTGACAAAGACTCAAGTCGCAATTGCAAAGCGTCTTGGGGTTCCTCTAGAGAAATACGCCGAACAGGTCGCAAAGGAGATAAGCAATGGCTGATCGTACACCCCGTGATTTAGAGACACGCTCAAATACAGAACGAAAGAAGACTTGGTCACCTCCTTCGTTGCTTCCAACCCCTAACCGGGAGGAAGGTATGTCTTACCGTTGGATTCGGAAGTCAATTCTGGGCCAAATGGATGACCGAAATATGGTGTCAAAGCAGGAAGAGGGATGGGTTCCTATCAGACGAGAAGACCACCCCGAACTCCAGCACTCAGGCAAGACCTCTGGCCTTGTCGAAATAGGTGGATTGGTGCTCTCCAAAACACCGACTGATATGGTTGGGCAGCGGAACGATTGGTTCCGTAAGCAGACCGATGCTCAGACGGATGCTGTAGATGCCAATCTGATGAAAGAAAACGATCCTCGTATGCCCCTATTTAGTGAGCGTAAATCGACCACTACTAGAGGTAGGCGGGACTAAAAGGAGTTTTAAATGGCTTATCCTACTGTATCAGCCCCTTATGGCATGGTTCCCGTGAACCTGCTGGGTGGTCAGGTATACGCAGGTCAGACCCGTCTAATTCCGGTTGGGCAAAACGAAACTACCGCCATTTTCTTTGGCGACGTAGTAACGTTGAACACAGACGGTAATGCGACAAAGGTCTCGACCACGGCTACTGCCACCACAATTGGTATTTTCCTTGGATGTACTTATGTTGATCCCAACACGTCTCAGCCGGTGTTTAAACAGTATTACCCCGGTGCGATCAACGTTGCTGGTATTCAAGCATACGTACAGGACGATCCTGACCAGTTATACAAGGTCGCTGTCGTTTCTGGACAAAATACCACGATTGGTTTCTTGACCCGAGCCGCTGTTGGAAAGAACACGTCTTTGGTTCAGAATGCTGGATCGACAACTAATGGAAACTCTCAGAATGCTGTCCTCAACGTGACTGACACAGACTCAACTCTGCCAATCCGTGTTGTGGACGTTGTTCCTGAGACCGCTATCGCCGGTTTTGCCGGTTCTTACACAGAGGTTATTGTCCGATTCAACTTCGGCATTTCTCTGTATGAAAACGCTACAGGAAGGGCTTAAAAAATGGCTATCTCTCGTGCCCAACTACTAAAAGAACTTCTCCCCGGACTTAACGCTCTATTTGGTCTTGAGTACAACAAATACGGCGAAGAGCATAAAGAGATTTTCGACACCGAGACCTCTGAGCGTTCGTTTGAAGAGGAAACAAAACTGTCTGGCTTCTCCGCTGCGCCGGTCAAAAACGAAGGCTCTGCCATCGCTTATGACAACGCTCAAGAGGCATGGACTGCTCGCTATCAGCACGAAACCATTGCATTAGGGTTTTCCCTGACTGAAGAGGCAATTGAGGACAACCTCTATGACTCACTCAGCGCTCGGTACACCAAGGCTTTGGCCCGTGCTATGGCTTACACCAAGCAAGTTAAGGCTGCAAACGTTCTGAACAATGGCTTCAACTCTGCCTATCCGGGCGGTGATGGGGTTGAATTGTTCTCAACTCTGCATCCTCTCGTGTCTGGTGGCTACAACAGCAACGAGCCTTCCACCCCTGCTGACCTGAATGAGACCTCCCTTGAGGCGGCTGTCATTCAGATCGCCGCATGGACGGACGAGCGTGGTCTGCTGATTGCTGCAAAGCCACGTAAGTTGATTGTTCCTCCCAGCCTGATGTTCGTTGCAACCCGCCTGCTTGAGACCGAACTTCGTGTCGCAACGGCTGACAACGACATCAACGCTCTGAAGAACAATGGTTCTATCCCTGAGGGCTACGCTGTTAACCACTTCTTGACGGATAACAACGCATGGTTCTTGACGACAGACGTTCCTAACGGTCTGAAGCACTTCGTTCGTATGCCGATGTCTACATCGATGGACGGCGACTTCGACACCGGTAACGTCCGTTACAAGGCTCGTGAGCGTTACTCATTCGGATTCTCTGATCCGCTGGGTATCTTCGGTTCTCCCGGGGCGTAATAAAAAAAGGGGGCCTAAAAACCCCCTTTTTTTGTTTAAACAGTTTAATATTTAGGTACTAGGATTTATTTAGCCCATACGACTGGCCTAGCAGACGTTATAGAGACTTATGGGCAATGTGCTATAACACGAAAGGTTTATCATGGCTATTACCACGTTTAGCGGCCCAGTAGCGTCGCAAAATGGTTTTATTGGCGGTACTATTACCGAACCAATTGTTGAAACTTCCGCAGGAAATATCTCCAGTTTCTACGGCACGGCATCGAATACAACCGGTGACGTTCGCTTAAATTACTCCCGTTTGACCTTTACCACTACTGGTTCTGGTGAAACCGCTCGTTTTCTAACACGTGTTACCGGTGCTAATGCCGCTACTGGCGGTACAGTTAACGGCGCTCACATCTCTTTATCTGTTAATACCGGCGGTTCCATCTCCGGTGCAGGTAACGGATTGCGTGTAACCCTTGGTGCCGCTGCCAGCGTAACGGTTGGTGGTACTGTTTCAGCCCTACAGGTCGATTCTGATATTGGTGCTGGCGCAACGTTGCCCGGAAATGCTTCGTTTATCCGTGTAACTAACAGCGGATCAGGCACGATTTCTAATTTGTTCAATCTTCCTGATGCAATGGTTCAGCCAATTGGTGGTACGGCTACTACGGCTACCCAAAAAATTCGTTTCGTTGATTCGGCTGGCACAGCATACTTCTTGTATGCAATCGAAGCCTAATGCATATAACGAAAGAGTTTTTGCAATCGGAGATTAAGAGAATGGAAGAGCAACGGAACCACGCACATGACGTAGCCGTTGCCTCTCAAGCGGCTATCGACACCATGACGGCGTTGATAGACCGCCTTGATCTCCCAGAACAGGAAACGGAGAACCCAAATGGGAATGCAATATGACGTAAAGTCATACCACAACACAGTGTCAGGTGTGGCGGTTGGGTATAGGACTCGCCTAAAAGGTGTTCTTATATCTCCGTCTACCGCAGTGACATACAACACATCTTTTTGTAATAACTTAAGTCTATCTGGAACTTATAACATTCCGGGTTCTACTGTCTGTACCGTTACCATTGCTAATCATGGGTTAGCAAATGGAGATAGAGTTTATTTGGACTTTACCTCTGGAACGGCTCAGGATGAGGCTTACACAGTTGCAAACGTTGCTACAAACACATTTACTGTAACGACAGCAAGTTTAACTACTAGCGGTAATGTGACGATGTATCCAGAGATTTTGGCTGAGTTTGACTGCTCTAATGGAACAGCGTTTTACACGCTAATTCCCGGAGAAGGCATTCTTGCTCAAGACGGTATTTATGTTGGTATACCTAACGTTGCTATAACAACTACAATGTTCTACGGATAATATCGTGCAACAATATGACGTTAAATCCTATATTGCCAAGACATCTGGTACGGCTGTTAATTACCGTACCCGGTTAAAGCATATAATATTGAGTCCTGCAACTGTGTCTTTACGCAATTTTGCTGTTGCTGACCCAACGGTTTCAAAGTCTGGAACTTGGAGCCGCACCGGAACAACGGTCACGGTTACGATTAATGGCAATGGATTAACTAACGGTCAAAGAGTATTTTTAGATATAGCGCCGGGTACCACGATGCGTGACGGGATGTATGAGGTCTCTAACGTAGCAACTAACACGTTCACGGTTACTTCAGTCACATCTGGAGTAGCCAGTGGAACGGTTACGATGTACACAAGTATTTATGCTGAATTTGATACATACCAGACGGTAAGCGTTCCAATCAAGATACCGGGAGAGGGGATTCTTTGTCCTAATGGTATTTATGTTGGGCTAGGGCCAAGTGTTGCTGCAACCATAGTTTACGGATAACCATGCAAAACGAAGCCTCTTATAACCTCGCTGGCAAGAAACTCTTCATTGGGCTTCCTGCCTATGACTTTAAGGTTTCTGTCAAGATGGCAATTGCCTTGGCTGAGTTTTGCGTTAAAGCACAGCAACACGGCGTGTCAATACAGATCTCAAACGTCTCAGGATGCTCGGTTGTGTCGAGGGTTAGAAATATCATTGCTAATGAATTTCTAGAATCACAAGCAGAACATCTTTTGATGATTGATTCTGATATGACGTTCAATGCAGATGATGTTTTCCGTATGCTGGCTTGGAGTCAAACCAAACCAATTGTTGCCGGGGTTGGGGTCGCCCGTAAGAAAGAAAAGGTGTATTTCTCCTCCCTAGATCAAGACGAAGACAACAACATCATTATGGACAGGATGGGGCTGGTTAAGGTCAAGCGGGTAGGAACCGGATTTATTATGATTCAGCGCAGTGTATTTGAGACCATGCGGGATGCACATCCTGAGTGGAAATACATGGATCAAAACACCGGCAAAATGCTTCAGTCGTTCTTTGATTTTAAGAGCACACCCGATGGGTATGTAGGCGAAGACTATGTATTCTGTGATCGTGCCCATGAGCATGGGTTCACGGCATGGGTAGATCCAACTATTAAATTAGGGCATATGGGTGTTATGGAGTATGAGGGTTCCTTTGGCGAGGACTTCCTGTACCCCCTATTAAAACCTATCGATGCCAAGAAAGAGGCGGCATAATGGCTAAGGATATGGGGATCAAAACCTCTGTTAAGTCAGGCAATTTTCGCCCGACCAAGCAGGGAGCAGGGATGACCGAAAAGGGTGTCAAGGCATATCGCCGTGCCAACCCGGGGTCAAAACTCAAGACTGCGGTTACAGAAGATAAACCAACCGGAGAAAGGGCAACACGACGCAAGTCATTCTGCGCCCGTTCTTTGGGTCAAATGAAGAAGTTTCCTAAGGCGGCAAAAGATCCGAACAGCCGTTTAAGGCAGGCTCGGAAAAGGTGGAAATGCTAATGGAAATTATGCTTTGGAATACGTTGTTGACAGCGCTGATAGGTGTCTTAGCCTATATCGGGCATGAAAAGATATCTGAGTTACAGCGTTTAAACATTTTAATTAACCGAACCAGAGAAGAGGTGGCCCGTGATAACGTCACTCAAGCAGAAATGGACAAGTTTGTTGAACACATTGACCAACGCTTTAACAAACTTGAAGCAAAAATTGATCTCCTTATGCAAAAGGGGTAAGTGATGGGGAAAAGCACTCAACGTGATTCGCTCATGGATCGCCACGAGGAGGCGGCACAAAAAGCGGCTAAAGGTGAAATAACTAGCGATTATTTGCGTCTGCAATCTTATGCACCATCATATCAAGGCAAAAGAGACACATATGAAAATACTTTGAAAGCCTTACAAGAAGCAGATATTGATTTAATGCGTGAAGAAAAAAAGTCTGCTCGTGCTAAAGGTATGAAATCTGGTGGTTATGTTCGCTCTGCTGATGGCTGTGCCCAGCGTGGAAAAACTCGTGGAAAGATGGTGTAAATCATGAAATCAGAGCGCACAAAGATGATCGAGGAGTCTAAGGTAGATCCCGATGAGGATTTTATGACTCGTGGAATCCGTGGTGCTATGCGTGGTGCAGCACTGGCTGGAAGCCGAGTTGGTGATTTTTTAGGTCAAGGCGTAGAGGATTTAAGAAGGGGTGTTGATACTACCGTTGATGACATCAATATGCTTTTAGGTACTCCCCGTGGAAAGATGAAAGAAGAGTATTTACAAAAGAAATATGATCGTCCGGGTTATAACTATGACCAAAGACAGAAATCTGCCGCAGAGGCAGAACTACGTCGTGAGTCTCGTGGGATGAAAAAAGGTGGAAAAGTCAAAGTATCGTCTGCTTCTAAACGTGCTGATGGGATTGCTCTTCGTGGCAAAACCCGTGGAAGGATGGTGTAGCGTGAGCGCTAGTCAGATTCTTGGGATATTAGGCACGATTGCGGCTTCTAAATTACAACGTCCTCCAAAAGAGGAGAAGCCAAAAGAAGAACCTAAAGAAGAGAAACCAGAGGGCAAGAGGTCTGGTGGCTATGTTAAATCCGCTGATGGTTGCGCTATTCGAGGCAAGACTAAAGGGAAAATGGTATGAAAAAGAAAGTTAAACGTTTTCAAGGTGGTGGCCTATCCGGTATTGCGGAATCCGCAAACGAACTTATGGGTGAAGTAGACGGTATGGCTAATACCATCAATTACGGCACCTCAACCGCCACCGGTTCTAGCGAGCCTGTTGGTTTTAGTGCGATTGCCGGTATGAAAAAGGGCGGTGCAGTAAAGTCTGCTTCTGCCCGGGCTGATGGCATAGCAATCCGGGGTAAGACTCGTGCCTAGCGTATCAGCCAAGCAAGAAAGGTTTATGCAAGCGGTGGCTCATAATCCAAAGTTTGCAAAGAAGGTGGGCGTACCAACGTCCGTAGGTAAAGAGTTCACCAAGAAAAAAGGTGGTTCTGTTTCATCCAAACGTGCTGTAAAAGTTAAACCTAAAGGAAGGAAGTCCTAAAATGAAACCCTCAATGTTCAGACCAAGTCCCAGAACGTCACCCAAAGTAGCACCTGCCCCGGCTCCGGCTCCAACTTCAACCATTACTTCTACTAGAGGGAACCCACTTAGAGGTGGATCATCCAGAAGGTCGTTTAAAGAAGGCGGCGCTACTAAAGAGCCAAAGGCAATGATGAAAAAGGAAGTGTCCTTTATGAAGAAAAAAGGCGCTCCCAAGTCCATGATCAAGCATGAGATGGCTGAAGCCGGTATGAAGTATGGCGGCAAGGTTAAGAAAATGGCTGGTGGTGGATTAGCCGCTGGGCACAAGTCTGCTGATGGTATTGCTAAAAAAGGTAGGACTGACACCAAGCGGGTCGTCATGAAAAGTGGCGGCGCAGTCAAAAAAATGCGTTCAGGTGGAAAGACCTGCTAAATGCGTCCTAGTCGTGGAATGGGGGCCATAAACCCATCTAAGATGCCTAAGGCCAAGACGATCACCCGTAAGGATGATCCGAATCAGGTCACTATGTACGCTGAAGGCGGCAAGGTATCTAGAGTGAATGAGGCCGGTAATTACACCAAACCGGGACTACGGAAGTCTATATTTGAACGTATTAAGGCTGGAAACAAGGGGGGTGCTCCGGGTCAATGGAGCGCCCGTAAGGCTCAAATGATGGCTATTCAGTACAAGAAAGCGGGCGGTGGGTACAAGGATTAAATTCCCTGTCTATGATTCCAATCAAGATGGAAACGTTTTTGAATGGTTGATTAGCACCGCCGAAGACTTTAGAAAGATTAGACAGAGAGAACGGAATGTCGAACTTGAAAAAGCCGCAGCAAAGTCTGAAGGCGTGGACTCAACAAAAGTGGAGAACTAAAAGTGGCAAACCTTCTACGCAAGGATCGCAGGCTACAGGGGAAAGATACCTCCCAAGCAGCGCCATCAAAGCGCTCTCCCCGCAAGAGTACGCCTCGACCACGAAAGCCAAGAGAGCCGGTAAAGCCGCAGGCAAACAGTTTGTTCCACAGCCTAAAAGCGTGGCTAAAAAAGTTGCTCCGCATAGGAAAGTAAAATGACTACGGCAGGCACGAGTTCCTTTAATCTAGACCTTAACAATATAGTTGAGGAGGCGTTTGAACGCTGTGGGAAAGAACTCAGAACTGGTTACGACCTTCGGACGGCAAGACGCAGTTTAAACTTGCTCACCGTGGAGTGGTCTAACCGTGGGGTCAACCTTTGGACTATCGAGAACGGGGAGATACCGCTTATAGCCAATCAAGTGTCTTACGAACTCCCGATAGATACAATTGATCTTCTTGAGCACGTAACTCGTACAGGAACCGGTACAAGTCAAGCAGACCTAACAATCACCCGTATTAGTGTTTCTACCTATGCTACGATCCCAAACAAGTTGGCAACAGGCCGTCCTATTCAGGTTTGGGTAGACCGTCAGTCGGGCGCTACCTATCCTCCCGGCGGCAGACCAAACGGCACAAATACTACTACTGGGGTGGATCATCCCAAGATTTATGTATGGCCTGCCCCAGATCAGGGATCGATTTCTTCCCCTTACTACACGTTCGTGTACTGGCGTATGCGAAGGATTCAAGATGCCGGGAATGGCATTACGACACAGGATATTCCCTTTAGGTTCCTAAATTGCATGATTGCCGGGTTGGCGTATTACTTGGCAATTAAGGTGGCCCCAGATAGGGTTGCTGTGTTAAAAGAACAATATGACGAACAGTGGAGATTCGCTTCTGAAGAAGACAGGGATAAAGCGGCTGTTCGTTTTGTTCCTAGAAGAATGTTTATTGAGTAATGGGAAATAGATTTGCGTCTGGAAAAAATGCGATTGCCATGTGTGATCGCTGTGGGTTCCAGTTTAAGTTAAAGCAGTTGAAGGGCTTGGTCATTAAGACCAAGAATGTGAACATATTAGTTTGCCCTTCTTGTTGGGAACCGGATCAGCCCCAGTTGCAGTTGGGTATGTATCCAGTAGATGACCCACAGGCTTTAAGGAACCCAAGGAAGGACAACAGTTATTTGCAGGGTGGTTTGACGGGATTGCAGTTATTGGCTACCAACACTCCTTCTGTTAGTAGTGACGGGACTCCGTCTGGTGGTAGTAGGCAGATTCAATGGGGTTGGAACCCTGTGGGTTTAGGAAATACTTATGGATTAACTCCCAATAATTTATTAATTGGCGGTCAATTAGGAACAGTAACAATTTCAATTACATAGGAGTAATTATGGACGCAAAGAAGGCAGTTCACAAACATGAGAAGTCAATGCACCCCGGCAAGCCATTAACTAAGTTTGCCAAGGGCGGTAAAACCAATCTCCAAATGAAGCAACTTGGTCGTGGCCTAGCCAAGGTAGCCAATCAAAAGGTATCATCCTTCACATACAAAAACTCTGGAAGGGGCCGATAATGGCTAAATACAGCGCAAAAATGATGGGAAAGGAAGTTGGTAGTGCTGAAGTTTATGCCGAGCCTCACACCATGAGTGGCAAGACAACCAATGTTCAAACTTATTCAGTTTATAAAACTGGCGCAGAACAAATGGACAAGATGAATATTTCTAGTGGCTGGGTTAGCAAAGGAAACTATGCACCAATTAATCCTTATGGGGTTGGTGAAATGCGTGGTTATGGCGCTGCAACTAAAGGCCGCAAAATTAGCGGAAAAATGGGGTAAGTTGTGAATTACTCAACGCTGTTCCAGACCATTCAGGCGTATTGTGAAAATGACTTTCCGGATACGGTAGTCAACACAACGACGGCTACAACGACATCTTTTCTTACCAAAGATCAGATTGATACGTTTATTCGTCAGGCTGAACAGCGAATCTATAACAGCGTTCAACTCCCGGTCTCAAGGGAGAATGTGACAGGTAACTGTACGGCTAATAATCGGTTCTTGACTACACCTACAGATTGGCTTGCTACGTTTTCCTTAGCCCGGATTGATGCCAATGGGTCTCAAGAATACCTGTTGAACAAGGACGTGGAATACATTCGTGAGTCTTTTCCAAGTCCTACTGCCATAGGTGCCCCCACTCATTACGCTATTTTTGATGAGAATACGTTTATTTTAGGGCCAACTCCAGACGCAGACTATGGTATGGAGTTGCATTACTACGCCTATCCACCCTCGATTGTTACCTCTGGTACAACTTGGCTTGGAACTAACTGTGATTCTGCTCTTCTTTATGGTTCATTACTTGAAGCATATGCCTTTATGAAAGGCGAAAAAGATGTTAACGACAATTACATTGCTCGTTACAACGAAGCACTTGCCACGTTGAAACAACTTGGTGAAGGCAAAGACCGTCAAGATATGTACAGAACTGAACAAGCGAGGTATCCAGTTAGATGAGCACTATGAGCGAAGTAGCCTTCCTTTTGGGTGGCGCAAACGTCAAGGTTCTTACAACGCAAGGCCGAGGGTTTACCCCAGAGGAAGTTGCAGAACGGGCGCTAGACAAGATTATTTCTGTAGGTTCGCAGACGCACCCTGCCATTCGGGATCAGGCAGAGGCGTTTAGAAATCAAATCCGTCAGGTTTTGGTGTTTTACATGAAAGAGGCCATTAAGTCGCACCACACGACGCTGGCTATCAAGTTCAGGAAAGCAGGACATCCTGAGTTTATTAAACTTTTAGATGAATAAAGGAGCCTAATATGGCTATCACGCAAGCAATGACGACCTCGTTTAAAGCAGAACTTTTGCTTGGGGTTCACGATTTCCGTCCGTCCGCCGATGCTGGTGCAGACACGTTTAAACTCGCTCTGTATACATCCTCGGCAACTCTGGATGCAAACACGACTTCTTACACCGCTTCTAACGAAGTTGGTACTTCCGGTACTAACTATACGGCTGGTGGGCAAGCACTGACCAACACAGGTGTAGGTACGACTAACATTAACGCCAACACGGGTACAGGCTTTACTGACTTTTCCGATGAGACCTTCACGAACGCCAACTTCACGGCTCGTGGTGCGCTGATTTATAACAGCACTCCTTCGGCAAACAGCAATGCTAATACCACGCTGACCAATGCATCGGTCTGTGTGTTGGACTTTGGTGCAGATAAAACGGCTTCGGACGGTGACTTCACCATCATCTTCCCAACCAATGATGCATCAAATGCGATTATCCGCATCGCCTAAGAGTCTTAGATGCCTGCTTGGGGCGAAGGTAGGTGGGGACATGGTGAGTGGGGCGTTGGTCAGGTTAATGTCAACGTCTTACTCGCTAGCGTTGTTGCGTCCGGGCAGGTAGGCAATGTAGCAGTAACGATTGGTAAGTCTGTACCTGTAACCGGTTTAGAGGCTACAGGGCAAGTTGGAACAGTTACATTTAATCAGATTGCGAATGTTTCTGTAGTAGGGGTAGAAGGGACTGGTGAGACTGGCACTGCCACGGTTGTAGGTAGGGTCAATGTTTATCTCAGTGGAGTAGAGGCTCACGCTGAGTTAGACCCTGTTGGAGTCGCTGCCGGGGCTGATGTTGAGCCTGCTGGGTTCCAGCATACGGTAGATCTTGGACAGGCTTTAGTTTCCGCTGCGGCAAACGTTCCTGTAACAGGCGTTCAAGGCAGTGGAGCAGTTGGACAGGTAGCACAAAGCACTGGCTATTATGTTACCGGAGTGCAAGGTACCGGGCAGTTAGGGCAGGAAGATGTAGAAACCGACGCTAATGTTGTTTTAACCGGCGTTCATGGTGATGGGTTTGTTGGGACTGTAGTAGCAAGGGCTGCGGCTAACGTCCCTGTATTTGGGTTAACAGCCACCGGACAGGTTGGCACTGTTGATGAGAGTCGAGAAGTAAATGTTTACGCAGTAGGTGTTGTAGGCACTGGGCAGTTAGGTCAGACCGACGAGAATATTGAGGCTAACGTATTCCCGACGGGGGTTGTAGGCACAGGCGCAGTTGGTACGGTTCGGGCTACGGTTGGATACTACGTCACCGGGGTCGAAGGTACAGGAGAAACCGGAACAGTTACTTTCTCCATAGCGGCTAATGTTTACCTGACAGGTGTTGAAGGTACAGGTCTGTTAGGGCAGGAAGAAGCGGAAGGCGGAGTAAATGCTTTCCCGACGGGTGTAGAGGGTGTAGGGGCGGTTGGTCAGGTAACAACAAAGACTATTAACAACATTCTTGTTACCGGTCTTCAGGCAACAGTAACATTAGGAACAGCAGTAGCAAGCATCCCAATATCGGTGCCTGTAACTGGAGTTCAGGCGCAAGGACGTGTAGGAAAAGTTCTGATCTGGAGTAAAATCAACCCCAATCAGAACCCGAATTGGCAACAGGTTAACGATGTTCAAACACCAAATTGGATGCCGATAGCGGCATAGGAGTAACAAATGGCAAGTACATATTCAGACCTTAAGATTCAGTTAATGGGAACCGGAGATAACTCCGGTACTTGGGGCACTGTTACCAACGCAAACCTTGGCACAGCCCTTGAGGAAGCGATTGTCGGTAGGGCTACGGCAAACTTTACCTCGGATGCCAATCTAACCCTGACTCTTACGGATACCAACGCTACTCAGGTGGCCCGTAACTTTGTACTGAATGTCATCTCGGGGGTGTCACTAACCGTCACCCGAGACCTGATTGTTCCTGCGATTGAGAAGCCGTATCTAGTACAGAACAACACCACGGGCGGTCAGTCAATCCGAGTGATTGTTGCTGGTAACTCAGTAACCGTCCCGAACGGCAAGACAGCGTTTGTATATAACGACGGCACAAACATCAGCATGGCTTCGGATTATTTCGTAGCCCCCACATTCAGTTCGTTTACCTCTACCGGCGACGGAACCTTCACAGGCACGGGTCAGATCAAGGTGCCAGCAGGAACTACTGGAGAGAGAAGCGGTACCCCATCAAACGGTATGTTCCGGTACAACTCATCTCTTGCCCAGTTTGAAGGGTATGCGGCTGGTGCTTGGGGAAGTATCGGTGGTGGCGGTCAGGCTGGTGGTGCGATCACTATTAATGAGACCACGGCCTCCCAGAGTTACACAATCGCTAGTGGTGAGAATGGTTTGAGCGTTGGCCCAATAACTGTTGCATCTGGCGTGACTATTACGGTCTCGTCTGGTCAGCGTTGGTTAATCCTGTAAGGAGCAGAACATGGCAATAGATATTGATGGTAATGGCCTTATAGCGTTAGGTGGAACGTCTACCACGCAGGGGCGTGTACGTCTTGCAGAAGATACGGACAACGGCACTAACTATGTCGAGTTGACCGCCCCGGCTGCATTGGCAAGCAATATAACTCTGACTATGCCCGGCGCTCAAAATGCAACGCTAGGGTATCTAAACATTCCTCCCGTTGGGACACAAACTGGTTCATATACTTTAACTACGTCAGACGTTGGTGAGTACGTAGAATTAGGTTCTGGCGGATCAATTACTATCCCCACAAGCACTTTTGCCGCAGGCGATGCAATCAGTTTGGTTAATAACACCACAGGCAACGTGACAATTACCTGCTCTGCACCAACTGCATATATTGCAGGAACTAATACGGTTAAGACTTCCATGACTCTAGCAACACGGGGTGTAGCAACTGTACTTTTTATTTCTAGCACTGTTTGCTTTGTTACAGGAAACGTCACATGAGTGGTATTCAGTTAATGTTTGTTGGCGGCAGTGCTGGGAAGACAGTTATTAATCTTTCCATTACATCCAATACAGCAAACTATGACGTTTATGCAAACCGTGGCCCAACCTATGTTGCAGGAAACTCTGAAATCACGGTAACAATTGGCCCCGCAGCAATTGTTTATAGTTCGTCTACTGGAACAGCCGCATTTACAGTACCGTCCGCATTTAACCCTGCAGATACTATTACTGTAGTTAACAACGGTGTAATTCTTGGGCGTGGGGGTAACGGTGGTAACGGTGGTTCTGCTGGTACTGGATTTGCAAATCCCGGAAGTGCTGGCGGTGCTGCTGGTGGGGCGTTTTTAACCCAACGTGCTGTCACCGTAAATAATTTAAACAGAATCGCTGGTGGTGGCGGCGGTGGCGGCGGAGGCGGTGCTGCTGTGGGATTTGATCCGGATTCCGGCAATTGGTTTCCCGCTCCGGGGGGTTCTGGTGGCCCCGGTATTGGCGCTACTTCATTAACTGCACCTACTCCCGGTAATCCGGGGTCTACGAGTCCTGCGGGAAATTTAGGGGGTGCTGGGGGTGCTGGTGGAACCTACGGGAGTAGTGGAAGTTCTGGAAGTCCGGGTTCTAATGCCCCATTATTTGGTAGTGGTGGTGGTGGCGGTGCAGGCGGCTATGCGATAAGCGGCAATCCATTTATTACCTACATAAATACTGGCACCAGAAACGGTGGAATTTCATAAGGAATTTAAAATGTCTCTACAGTACAAAATTAGAAATTTTAACGCAGCCTTTGGTCAGATCTCTATAGAGTATTACTCTGCAAATGGTCAATATTCACAAGAGTTTGCATTAGACCTGCCTATTAAAGATGACAACACATACCCGGTTGGCGATGAGTTATCCGCTCTTATTATGAGCACGGCCCCAACTTGGCACTACGAGAGAACACAAAAAGTTTTGGCTGGGGTGAGCAACTCTG